AGATCTTCGCCCGTATCAGTTCTGTAATCTCACGGAAGTCGTGGTCAGAGCTACGGATACACTTGAGGACTTGGAGCGGAAAGTAACTCTGGCTACGATCCTTGGTACCATCCAGAGCACCTACACGCACTTCCCCTACCTGCGTAAGATTTGGCAGAAGAACACTGAGGAAGAGCGTCTCTTGGGTGTGTCGTTAACTGGCATCATGGACAATAAACTCCTCGGCCCTACCAACGCAGGTCTCGACAAAACCCTCAAGAGGCTCAAAGATGTCGCTGTTGCTACTAACGCTGAGTGGGCTGAACGTCTTGGCATCCCTGCTTCTGCTGCTATTACTTGCGTTAAACCGTCTGGAACGGTATCTCAACTGGTCGACTCCGCTTCTGGTATTCATGCTCGTCACTCAGCCTATTATATTCGGACTGTTCGTGGCGACAACAAAGACCCCCTGACGCAGTTCATGAAGGATCAGGGTATCCCTAACGAACCTTGCGTTATGAAGCCTGAGACGACAACGGTGTTTAGCTTCCCGCAGAAGTCCCCTCAGGGTGCCATCACTCGTAACGACATGACCGCTATTGAACAGTTGTCGTTGTGGCTTACGTATCAGCGTAATTGGTGCGAACATAAACCATCTGTGACTGTTACCGTACGGGATCACGAATGGTTGGAGGTTGGTGCTTGGGTCTACAAGTACTTCGATGAAGTCTCTGGTGTATCATTTTTGCCACACTCGGACCACACCTACCAACAGGCACCCTATCAGGATTGCAGTGAACGTGAGTACCTTGACGCTCTTGCCCTGATGCCCGAACGGATTGATTGGACGAAGCTGAGTGACTACGAAAAGGAAGACATGACCAAGAGTTCCCAGACGTTTGCTTGTAGCTCTGGTGTCTGTGAGATTGTTGACCTAACTTAACGTTAACACATCCTGAGCATGATGTTAAAAAACTGCTCATTTGTTAACATAAAGGAACGACACAATGCCTGCACTTTATCCTTTTCTAGACTTCCTCATGCTAGGTATCCTAGTCTTTGTCGCCTACAAAATCATCAAGTTGGATTAAGTAAATGTTAGAGAAGCCACGGGGTAAGCGGACGACAAAGTACAAGGGAGCACCCGAGGAGGCTACGTCTCGTACGGTAAGCCTAGTTCCCATGAACGACAATCAGAAGCTTTACATTGACGCCCTCAGTAGCCACCAACAGATCATCGTCTTAGGTCCGTCTGGTACAGGTAAGACTTACATTGCAGCATCGTACGCAGCGAATCTGTACATTCTCCGTAAGATCGACAAGATCATTATCACTCGCCCTGCAGTATCTGTCGGCAAGTCCTTGGGTGCTCTACCGGGTGACATTGGAGAGAAGTTTAGTCCTTGGTTGTCACCAGTGTTGTCGGTCCTTGAGGAGCAGTTGGGTAAGGGTGTCGTCGAAACTGGGGTTAAGAACGGTAACATTCAGATGGCCCCGTTGGAGTACATGCGAGGATCATCCTTCAAGGATGCGTTCGTACTAGCCGACGAGTGTCAGAACCTAGATGTGGCTCAGTTCAAGATGTTGGTGACCCGTATTGGCGACAACTGCAGATTGGTGATGAACGGTGATATTCGTCAGTCTGACATCAAGGAACAGTCAGGTCTGTCTAAGGCGATACACTTGGCTAAGAAGTACAGCATAGATGCCTGTGTCGTTGAGTTTGGTATTGACGACGTGGTACGTTCTGATATATGCCGACAGTGGTTGGAAGCTTTCTACAAGGAGAATCTCTAAGATGGCTAAATGGACTATTGAAGAATGTTATGACCGTATGGCTATGGCTATAGCAGCAGAGTCGGAGTCAAAGGCAGGGTACGACCTTAGTGAGCACATGGAAGAGGAGATTTCCGCGAGGGGTTCCTACACATTCATACCCGAAGGTAAACCAGTAGACAACGTAAACAACCCTGACCACTACAACACAGGGTCCATTGAGTGCATTGAATACCTTCAGGACAACATGTCTTGGGAAGGCTTTACGGGATACCTAGAGGGTAACTGCAAGAAGTACATGCACCGTTGGCGCTACAAGGCAAAGCCTCTGGAAGACCTCAAGAAGGCACGTTGGTACCTTGATCGTCTGATCGAAGAGCTTGAGGGTCCAGATGAGTGACGTAATCATGTATGGCTCTATCTTCTTCGTAGCCTTCGTTGTCGTCTTGCTCTGGGTTCTTAGCGAAGGGGACTAACGCAAAACAAAAGGGGAGCTTTCGCTCCCCTTAAGTCATTCTAGAGTGTAACGTAGGTTACTTGCCCTTAGCCATAGGCTTCTTAGCGGCAGGTTTAACCTTCACAGTAGCCGAAGCCTTAGCACCTGCACCAGCTTTGCCTTTAGCAGCGCCTTTAGCTTTCATACCCATCATCATTGTAGTTCTCCTTACTTCTTTTTCTTAGCGACACCAGCCTCACTGAGGGCAATGGCGATAGCTTGTTTACGGGATTTAACGACAGGAGCTTTCTTCGGACCCTTAGGGTTCACGCCACCGTGGAGAGTGCCTGCCTTATACTCCCCAAGTACCTTAGCAACCTTGGCCGATTGCTTCTTAGTCTCTTTAGCCATGACCTTCTTCCTCGTCAGTTGGTTAGTATTCTGTGTCGTCAGAGCCATCACTTACGCCCTGCGCTAGAGTTACGCTTGAAGGAACGGTTCTTCGAAGGAGCCTCAGCCTTAAGGTTACCCATACGGTTGTCACCTGTACGGTTGTTCTTGTGGGCTACGTCCTTACCGTCACCCTTCGACACCTTACCAGCCTTCTCCATCTTGCGTCGTGCAGCATTGTTCTCCGCACGTTTCTTCTTAGCTCTGTCGGAGGAGTGGTAGTTCTCGTACTCAGACTTATAATCTCTAGCCATCACCACTTCACCTTATCTGCCCAGTACGCTGCACTCATCTTACCCTTAGCGATGTTCTTAGCGTGACGTGCCTTAAAGGACTTCTGACGTGCCGTAGGTTCTTTATCTCCCGACACACCCTGTTGACCAAAGCGGATAGTCTTCACTGTGTCGCCCTCTTTAGCAACGACAACATGGGACTTGGTAGGGTGGCTAGGGGTCTTCTTAGGCTTGTTGAAACCTGAGACACCAGCACGTTCAAGGCGAGGGTCTTTAGCCATCTTACTTCTTCCTCGTGAGTATGTTAGTAAACCAACGACCAATCTCGTTAGGGCTAGGGAGGAGCCATCCTAAGATCAGGAGTAAGATGACCCACGGCTGTACTTCATTCACTGTTACTTCGTCGACACTCTCTGCAGACACTTTAGCTTCTACGGACTTAATGTCACCACTCTCGGTTCTCTGTTCGACATTCTTTGTCGTCCCGATAGTCTGGCTATTTGTCTTCCCCGCCTGAATGTTGGCTGCTACGTTTGGTCCACCTCCCTTCATAAGAGATAGAGGACTCATACCACAGCCCGTTAGCAGGCTTGCCGACAAAACAATAGCAGTCAGGTTAGCTTTAAGGTTACTGACCCAAGCCACCACCGACCACCCATGCTACTATTGACGCGATGAAGCCACCACCAATGATCCAAAGAATCTTCGACAAGCTGTTGTTTATGCTACAGACGTTTCTGTCGATCTGGTCTACCTTCTGCTCAAGGAGAGCCAAACGTTTATCCATCTCAGCAATTTCCTTTTGAATGGCTTCTGCGTCCATTTCATCCCCCTAGCGATTAAGAATTAACGGTACCGAGCTTACGGACTGAACCATTCTTACGGACTACGTAAACCTCTCCGTTAACGACAACAGTGTCCCCAGCCTCAAGTTCACCACGTTCTTGTGCCGCAATGAACTCAGCCTCAGAAGCGTAAGACTTATCAGGGTCACCAGCGATCTCCTGAATGAATGCCTGTACGTCTTGGTCGACAGCGATAGCAGGGCTAAGCTCACTTGCTCCTTGGGTTCCCGTAGGGGTTTCAGCCGGGATAGCCTCGGGAAGAGTAGCGTCAGCAACAACAACTTCACCCGTCGTCACAGGGGCTGCAGGAGCGCCACCAGAGGACAGGTTAACGTCTACGCTAACTGGACCTGCCGAAGGATTGACTGCACGTTGTACGGCTTCTCCTGCGCGGCTAGCGACAGCATTAGCATTAGCCGGAGTGCCAGCGGTAGGAGCAATAGTCTTGGCGTTATTGAACCTGTCCAACCAAAGGCTAGCGAACTCACCTGCAGTCATGTTGACGTTGCCTTTGTTAAGGCGTACAGCCCTTGCAGCCCGTTCACGATCACCCTTGTAGAGAGGAGCGAGAGCATCGACTACGTTAGCACTGGTGTTGGAGAGAAGTGCTCTAGCACCACCACCGCCTTGCTGATGCGCGAGGTACAGTTCAGCACCAGTAGGTTCACGACCCAAGGCTGCAGTCAGGGTACGCATGTTATCGACAGCAACATCTACTGCACCATCGGTAGCCTGAACGGGGTCGAACCTGTCCTTAACGCCGTAGTCTTTAGCTGTATCGTCGATGAACTGGAAAAGACCACCAGCGGACGACTCAGGGTTCTGAGCGAGAGGGTCACCACCTGACTCAAGGAACGCAGTACGCTCAAGGTAGCCCTGAGGCAAACCGTTCTCAGCCTCAAGGGTGGTGAAGTCCAGACCCAAGGCATCGCCAATGTTAGTAGGAGTAGAGGACGACCCACTACCCGCACCACCTGCCCTGTTTGTCGTCTCTGCCGTAGGAACCTCAAGAGCCTTCATCGCACGGTCAATCGTAACGATAGCTGCACGACGATCCATAGCCTGCTTAATGACACCACTGAACTCTTGAAGAGGGTCCATAGGCAGAGGAGCCATACCAGCGATAGTCGGCATAGGGGCAAAACCACGACGACCCGGAGAAGTAACCGCACCAGCGATATCTTGAGCATCAGGGGACAGAACGTAAGCACTGCCATCCCAGACGATACCCTTGTCCGAAAGGAAAGCCTCAATGGAGCCGAAGTTAGTGACCTGACGACCACGTTCAACATCCAAGCCAGAGCGGACGTACTGACGGGCTACCGCAGCACCCTCAGGGTCAATAACGTCCAGAGCGATAATGTTACGGATGAACCCCGGATTAGCGATAAGCTGCTTGAGAGAAGTATCCGACAAGAAGGACTCAGAGGGGTTGTTCATAAGCACAGCACCGATAGTGGCTGCGTTAGTAACAAACTGTTCCCTAGCGTCAGGGCGGATAAGATCAGCAGGCTTTACGAGGCCCGCAAGTTTACCAGAGGCATTCAACCCATTG